CGTATCTCTCTTTATAAAAATCTAGCACAACATCAAAATTCTTTTCTTGTTTTTGCTCTCCCGGGATAAGCTTTTGTACTCCCCCAAGAGCCATAGACCCTATACCCTTAACAGTATCAATTGGATTAGCTATCATTCCGCCTAAACCCTTAGCAACATCCCAAGTAGACCCTGGCACATTTCCAAGTGTTTTTGCGCCCTGTTGTAATAAATTATCATCTGCATTGTAAGCATACTTTGCAGTACTTTCAGGTACATTATCTGTAACTGGTTTAGCTCCTGCTTTTAATAACTCATCATAAGTATAGTTCTTTTTCGTTGAAAGCTGTTTAACAGCTGGACCAGGAGTGGCACCCATTTGTTTTAATTGTTCGTAAGTATATCCCATATATTTATTCGTAAGTTCCATCACTTTGTAAATTTAAAGTTTGACCATTTAATATCATTGTTTCTGGCTGATTACTAACTTCTCCTCCAGAATATGTGTCAACCGCTTCTTGCCAAGTTGTTAAATGCTTATCAATTTGTTTTAGCTGTGAAATTACCTGAGTAGGACTTTGATTCATTTCTAATGCACCAAGAGATGCACTTAACCATGCGCCTTCTCTATCTGATACTTGACCTAATGCACCACCTGTTGTTGAAGCCTCTCGCATAGCAGTAAGAGCTGCTGGAATTATATTACCTTTTAATGAATCTAATTGAGCACTGTAATCCCTAAAGTCATCTGAACGAGCAGCATCTGGAATCCACATAGATGCAGTTCTGCCAAATATACCAGGGCTTCTATCTGCGATTGTCTGCATATTTTTTACGGCTTCTCTGCCCGTACCTGCTATCTCAGACTTAAATGATTGACCTTCAGGAGCATCTTGTAAATATTCATAATAAGTTTTTCCTGTTCCTTGCTTTTCTCCAGCTAGTACCCATTCTTGATAACTTGAAGGACCTGTCAACTTACTTCCCCCACTACCGCTGGCTGCTTTTTCAGACATTCTATATTGATGATCTATAGCTTTTTCCTCCAACATCTGTCTTCTTACTAATGCTTCCTTATCAGTAGCTTCTTTGTCTGCTAACCTTGAAAATACATCATTTAAAACTGGGTCATATATTCCTGCGTAAGCATTTTCAATTGCTTTTAGTTGAGTTGGACTGTAAGCAATCCCAGATTTACTAGCAACACCATAAGGATCAGTAGTCCCAGTTGCAATATCATTACGAGCATTATTCAAATCAGTAGCCCTACCTGTAAGTTCAGCAGATGTTTGATTAGGATTAGTCATGGCATCACCTGCATAATTAGAAATCTGTCCAGTACCCTTAGGAACTTTATTACCCAAATAAACTGCATACTCTTGTGGTGACATAATTTCTCCAGTCTTAGGGTCTTTGTATTTATCGTAGAAATTATTTGCAACAGGTTCGGGAGTAGTTTGAGCTGGAGCAACTGGAGCAACTGGAGCCTGTGGAGCCTGTGGAGTTGTAGCCCTACCTGTAAATACAGGGGCAGGAGCTATTGCTGAATCTCCAGATACGTTAAAAATTCCACCATTATAAGGTAGCGTTTCTTCGTCTAATTTCTGTCCGCCTATCATAGAAGGCGTTGAATTTGAATTACCTCCGGAGGAGTAATCACTATAGAAATCTAATAATGAATTTTTCATATGTTTAATATTGATTATTATATCCTGAACTTAATAACTTATTTCCCTTATTCCATAAATACCCAGCAGCTCTAGTGTTAGAGTTAGCACTTCTTTCAGTATTTCTTGTACCCTGGAAATTATAGTTACTAGGATTATAAACACTAGATAATGTAGACGAGCCAACTCCTCCTCTAGCTTTGTTAGCATTAAAAGTATTACTACCTAAATTATAATATTGGTTTAGATTATCAGCAGCAGTATTTCCATATTTATATTGGAAGTCATTAGCTGTTGAACCAATTTGTCCAGCTACTTTATTTTGAGTATATGACTGATCTTGATTGTAAGCTCGCTCCAGATTCTTTTCTTTCTGAACTCTGCTTCCAGAAAAAAGTACACCAGAGTCAGCTGATTGTTGATCAGATTTAGTTTTATCAGCTTCGAAAGATTGACCAGAATTTATCAAATAGTTCTGATAGTCATCTTGTTGTTGAGCTAAAGAAGATTCTGCATCAGCTGTCTCCTTGGCTTGTAGAGCCTCGTAATACAATTTATTGTCATCATTAGCCTGTGCAAGAGCCGTTTGCTGGTCTTCAGAACTAAAAGGTTGACCGTTAAAATCAACTATCCCAGCTAGGTTACCTGTTTGAAGGGCGTTAATAACTTCTTCTAAAGAACTACCACCTTGAACTAACTCACTTATTTTAGGATTTTCAGAAACTGCATCTGAATATAATTGATCAACTGATTCTTGTGTTTCAGGGCTACCTTCATAAGAATTTAATCCCCAACCTTGAGATTGTAAAGTAGAAGCTCTTCCACTTCCAACGTCCACTACTTCTTTTTGTCCGCTAGGTCCGTACAGAGTAGCTTTGCCAGTAGACGTGGATGTAGTATTTCCAGCAGGAGATTGATAAGTTTGTAAATTATTAGTTGGAGTCTCTAAAATCCAACCACCAGCAAAAGCATTTGGATCTCCAACTGTGATCTGCTTTCGTTCTTTTGTAGTAGGATTAAATACTGTTGCTAATGCCATATGGTTATTATATTACTTTATCTTAGTTTTGAGTAACTCTATTTCTTCCTGAAGTTGATTTATTCTATGAGCCATAATTAAATATAAATCTTGTTTGCTTTCAAACATTCCAATCATTTGACCCTCTCTAATTTCTTTTGGTTTCAATCCAAAAGTAGGAAGTATTTTTGGTACATCTGTTCTTTTTCTATTAGCTATTAAATTCATATCATTATCACCTAGAGGATCAAAAGTTTCAGGATTAAAACTTTTTTCTGGTACAGGATTCATCTTTTTATTAATTACATTACTATATAATAATCTTTTTTCTTCAATTGTTTTACTATCATCTAAGTAATCAAGTTTATTTTTTTCAACCATATTATTTTATTAATTCTACAAATCTTTCAGCAAGAACTTCTGAAGATAAACACGCTTGTGATTTTTCTTCTTCGTAAGTTTTATAATCATTTGCAATTTCTCCCCAATCTTTTTCGTTATTAAAATTTAATGAAAATAACAATGTAGCAGTTACTACTAAAATAAGACCAATTATTATTGTTATTGCTATGTTTTTTTCAATTTTTGTCATACTTTTATTATTATTTAATTAAAATTATTATTAATAAGAAGTCATATCAAAAGAACCAGTCCATGTACCATCACCTGGCCTTCCACGAAATTGGTCTGTTGCTCCACTAGCGTAATTAACTATATCACCAGCAACGGATGGGTTTGATGTTCCAGCAATTAATTTTATCTTAGGAGCTGTGATATATGCTGTTGCATAAATTATACCAGTACCCATTGATGCTCCACTTCCGCCAACTTTTAACCCAGCCGAAATATATTGAGAAGTAGTCGATAAAAGACTGGTTGTAATTTGAGATCCAGTAATTGTATTAGATGAAATTTTATTAGCATTTAATGAACCAGTTGCTATTCTACTAGCAGATAATGTTCCTGTTGAAATATTACTAGCATTAATATTTGTAACACTAACTACTGAAGCATTTAAAGTACCAGTAGTAATAGTACCACCAGAGATATTAGTAATATATCCATTGTTTCCAATCTGGTCTGTACCTGTACCGCCTCCAGAAATATTGCTATTAAATGTTGCTCCATTCGTAGCGTCTGTTCGAGCTACTGAAAGAGACCCAGTAGTAATTTTTCCAGCATCTAAATTACCTATATATGCACTTGATATTGAATTTCCAGTCCAAGTAGACCCAGTCCCGACAGAGGCGTTAGTCAAAGTAATACTAGAAGCAGTGACTGCTCCAGCCATAGTAACTCTAAAAGGAGCTGAACCAAATGCAGCATTTCCTAAATAAATTCCATTAGCATCAGCTTTAAAAATATTGTTACTTGAACCAATAGCTATACTACCACCAATGATGGAAGGTGAAGAAATTGATATACTTGCAACTACATATTGAGCTGTGATATTTAAAGCATTCACATATCCAGTTGTCACAACATTTCCAACGATAGTAGTAACACCCGCTGAATCTTTGGCAGTACCCAGTCCAACATTAGTACCAACAATCAATTGACCAGTAGTAATCTTAGAAGCATCAATAGTATTTGCAATAATATTATCTCCAACAATTTGAGTAGCTTCAGAAAGCATATAAGTTGCAGAAGTGATTCCATTTTCAGCAACCGCTATAAGAACTTTTCCTAGCCCGACTGCGTCAGAAGAAGTAGTAGTTTTTTGATAGACAGTCTCTGAATCTAATAACGATAAATATATATAAGTTTTAGCAGCCATCACTCCAGTAGAACCAGCATCAATAGAATAAGCAGTCCCATCAGCCGAAGTGAAAGTACCAGCTCCCCAAGTAACTGTATTCAAACTAGCAGATGTAAAAGTACAAGTTTGACCCCACCCCCAATTAGAAACATCAAGGGTGGTAGTTGGGATAGTTCCATCTTCTATTTGTGCTCCATCGATTTGAACATTACCAGTATTTATATCTTGAGCAGCCCCACCAGAAGGAATAGAGGCTGGTTCAGCTTCAGACGAGTCAGTTGAAACAAAAGAGGAGTCCTTTGTTTCCAAATTCTGGTTATTATCCCTATAAAGGAATCTGTTTAAATATAAATCTGATAATTTCATATATTAATTTTGTTCAAAACCAGCATCCTCAATCTTTAATATTTCAATACCATTGAAAATTATTGGGGTACCAGTAGTGTAACCCCTTATTCTAGTTCTAATTATATTAAAATTTTTAGTTACTTCATTAGGAAACAAAGATACATAATCACCATTAATAGTTCCTATATCGTTCCACTTATTTACTGTATCCTTATCAGCTTGATATTGCATCAAAGCTCCACCGGCATTTTTAGTCATTATAGCAAAACCAGTTATTGCTTTAGAATGAGAATACATTTCAGTAAATGATCGCCATCGATCAATCATTTCGTAATAAATCTTTTCTCCAAAATCAGTAGTACCTGAATCTAATTTACCAACTAGCCCCAACGAAGTACCGGCAATTTGCTCAATTGTTGTACCATCATCATATTTTATTAAAGATGTAATACTTACATCTTCAAAATCATAGATAGTCCAAATTTGAGTGGAAATAGAATATCTAACCTGACAATTTTTATAATCAACACCCTCTAAAGTTAACGGTCCGCATGACCATTTTACAGCATCATTGCCATCATAAATACCAATTATATTAGTATAATTAGATCTTGGAATAGCTTTTACAACATCATTTATTCTTCTTGATATTTCAGTAGGCTGACTATCGTAATTAAATTTATAGAATCCAGAAGAGTGATGAAAATAAACCCCATCTTTTCCTTGGACTATTGATTCTTGGGAAAATGTTCCAACATTATATGCTGGGTATGGATCTACATTAGTCGTATTGTAGACGCGATAAATATGATTTTCTTTAAAAAGTAGCAAAGCTTTTGGCACTTTGAATAACCCTGTAATCGATTCTCCATCCTGCGGAGAAAATTTAGCAATAAAATTTGTAGTAATATCGAAAGTCAAAGGAGTAACATAGGTAGTTCCATCTGTCGACTGAACAATATCAGTGTAATAAAGAATATCAGTAGAAGAATCAGCTACCCAGATACGCCCGCCAAAACCAGCCTCTATAAAATCAGCCGCTGGAAAAGTAGCCGGAACATCGGTTGTGCCAAATGCTCCACCATTGGAAGTATTTGGATCATCACCAGCATTACCATTTACCATCCATACCCTATTTAAAAATTGACTAAATCTAGCTTTTGTAGTTACTGTGGTTGTTCTAACTGAAGTCCAGTTCGTACCGTTCCAAACTGAAACGTCTGTTCCTACTTGAGCAAAAAGTCTCTTGTTGCCTGATTGAATATTTAAAGATCCGAAAGCAATTACACTCCCGGTTAATGTTGTTGCATAGGTTGTTACACCATATCTAGTAATCATCGAACCAATTCTATCAAAGTCCATATTGATAGCCAGTTGAACAGAATTTTCTGGGCAAACAGTATCATTCAATTGAGATGATCTAATAACTCCTTCTGTTGGATATGGTATATTTATGTCTTTTATTGTAGGCATAATTTCTATTTAATTTCACTATTACCCCACTCATCCCGCAAAAAAATAAGTGGGGAGGTAGAAAAACTACCGTGTCAGAACTTACGGAGTAAGAACCAACACATTTAGAATTGTATCGCTTGAAGGATCGCCAGAGAAAGTAATATCAACAGAACCGATATTAGCTTCAACTGATAGAATGGAAACATCATTTCCACCGTTGTTAACTAAAGTAGCAAAAACTGTATCAGTAGCAGCAACACTAGCGAAGTC